GCCAGAAGATTGCGCTGCCAGAGCGAAATGTAGACCGTGGTCGCGTCCACGGTGTCTGTCGGCGCCGAGTCCATCTGAATCGACGCTTCGCGCGACGCATCGATCCGCACGCCGCCTTCGTCCGCGTAGAGGATCGACGGCGCATGCACGAGCACGACGCGCAGCCCGACGTTGTTGCTCACGATGACTGGCATCCCGAACAGCGTCCCGCCTTGCGCGGTCATGCTGGGGAACAGCGGTTGCCCCAACGCATTGACCGACATCGCGATCCCGAAGGCGTTCCCATCGTTCATCAGCCAGACGCTCCCGTCGAGCGGGATGTTCGCCGCGGCAAACACCGCGACGCGTGACGCGAGGTCGACTTTCGCCGCCGCGCCCGTGACACCAGACGACGCAATCGTCGCCGCGCCGTTGGTGATCGAGGCGGGCGAGACGTTCGCGGCGACCGCGACGGCCGGATCCACGAACTGCGTATCGAGGAATTGCGCCATGCCCGCGATCATCTCTTCACGGACCAGCCCTTCCGCCGATGGGGACGACAGCTTCACGAGTTCTTCCGACAACACGATGATGCCCGCCGCCTTCGCGAACGGGACGGTCACGGTGGCGTAGTCGGCCTTCGTGACCGGCTTCGGTTTGTTCTGGCCGACCCAGGCGTAGGTGCCGCCGGTGGTCTGGCTCGGAATGCTCACATTGAACGGCACTTGCCGGAGCCCAGGGATGCGGCCGAGCAGTGTGCGCGGGCGAAGCATTTCCAGGAACTCGTTGAGCGGCTGGGTCACGACGAGCGGGCCCGCCCAGGTGGCGTCTGTGGTGACTCCAACGGCAACCGCCGCCTTCGTGCGCCACATGTGCTCGACCATCTGCTCGACTTCCGGCGTCGAATCCTTCCACTGCTTCGCGTACTGCAACGTCTGATACGAATCACCGTGGCCAGCGGCCATCGCCATGCACATGCGGGCGAAGGCGGTCCCCTTCGGGACGTTGGCTTTGACGGTGATGACCGGGACGTGGCCGCCGCGCAGCTCTGACGCCGTGACCTGGTTGTGCGTGCTCGTGGTGATCGCCGTGGCTTTGGTCAGGTTCAACTTCTCGACGTCGTGGAGCCGGACGAGATGCGCGTCGCAGCTCGCGACTTTGGCTTTCGCGTCTTCGTACTCCGTGGCCTGCTGCTCGTCGAGCGACTCGTTGGTCTCCGCAGACTTCGCGAGCAGGTTGGTCATGATCGCGGCCTGCGCGGCGCGGGTGTTCTCGAACTGCTGGATCTGTTCCTGTGTCGTCATGGCTTTGGCGCCCTTTAATGCGCGCACAACCACAGGCGTTTTGTGCATGTGGTATTCGTCGATAACGCCCGTGACGCCGGGCAGATGAGGGCCGGACGCGGCCAGGTCGATCGCTTTGATGCTGTGGATCGTGGCGCTCGCATTCGCGGGCACCGTGACGAGCGACAGTTCCATCACTTCGGTTTTGATGAACCTGAACCCGCCGGTTTCCTTGTTGAACGCTTCCTCAATCGCACGGAAGCCGACAGACACCCCGGACACGAGCCCGGCTTTGATGCTTTGCCAGGCTTCGTCGACGCGGTCCTTCAGCGTTCCGGGTTCGTCGATGATCGGGAGCGTCGCCGTGAATTCGATCCCGTCCTTCGTGGCTTTCTTGAAGGTGGTCGTGCCAACAGGTTTTTTGGCGTCGTGAAAGAGCAGGAGCGGGAGCGGATTTTTGAAACTGACCCCGAGCGGTTCAATGATGTCACCGACGCGATCGGGTTCCGGGGTGGTGGCCGTACCTGTGATGATGCGACGGTCAGCGTCAACGGCTTTGACGTGGAAGATCGCATAGGCACGGTGCACGGTGCCTACGAGGGTGTGACAGGCTAGGTCATTTCCCTATTTCTTTCGATTTAATTCCCCAATCGCTCTGAGGAAATCGCGAAGTTCGTACTTCAGAGACAGCACCTCGGCATCGGGCATCGTCTCCGCTCTCGCAATTACGTCTGGATGAACCTGCAAAGGACCGTCCTTCAGCATGAGCATCAGCGCATGACGTGCGTCCGCCACTTCACGTTTGACAGCCGCACTGTGTGCCTTTTGTGCTTCTGTGAGGCGATTGCGAGCAGCCTTGGTCATTTCTTCCTCGTGATTTCCCGGTGCGCCTCGCGCAGACAGCGGCGGATCCAGTCCTGAACGGAGAGCCGATCGTGCTTCGCGTTGTCGGCGTAGACCTTGAGTTCTTGCGACGGCAGCGACACGGTGACCGGGACACTCGGATCATCCTCGTCGAGCGGCGGACGGCCGGGGGCGCGCTTCATCGGCCCCCGAGGACAACCATGCTGTATTCCGGGGGCTTCACCACGGTATTACGTTCCATCTGATCCACCGCCATGATCAGGGCCGCGACGCCGTCGATCTTTTCCGAGCTAGCTTTTTTCGAGATCCGGAGGTTGCCATACTCGTCCGCCACGATGCTGACATTCGACACGCACCAGCGCAGCACCGGATGGCCGTCATGGCGCAGCGTCCGCGCCAGAATATGTTTCTCGAGCGCCTTGGTGGACGAACTGAGCGAGAGAAAGCCCTGGCCCGTCTGGACACACTCGAATCCATCCAGCTCCTTGAGCCGGGTCACGAGGTAGGTCGCGTTGAACTTGTCGAACGCCACCGTTTTGACCTCGAACTCGTCCGCCCAGTCGAGCAGTTGCCGGCGCACGGCTTCGTAGTCCACGACGTTCCCCGGCGTCGGGATCAGAAACCCCTGCTTCGCCCACTTATCGTAGGGCACCCGATCCCGGGTGACGCGTTCGCGCATGTTGTCCTGGGGCACGAAGAACTGGGCGAGAGTATCGAAGCCGGGGCCGTCGTCGTCTGGCAGCACGCCCACTAGCGCCGTCAAGTCCTTCGTGCTCGAGAGATCCATCCCGACATACATCCGGCGTCCTTTGAGCCGCCGGCGGTAGTCAGCGCGGGTCATGTCTCATCACCGACTGGCACATCTGGCCAGCCTTGCGACCGCCTGTATTCGTTCGGGTCTTCCGTGGCGTCAGCATCAAGAACGACGGCGCAGTGAATACACATCCCTGAATTATCCGGGTCGCTATGCACGCCACGCCAACAGGCATCAGTCGCCCGATCCGGTCTCATGTCGTCACCACATTGCACGCATCCCACGCGGGCATCTGCAGCCACCGGGACGCTTGCTCCGTCCAGATATTCAGGAACAGCCGCTTGAACGTGTTCTCCTGGGCCGGGATTTCCTGCGCGCGGGCACACGCAATCCGCATGTCCTCCAGACTCCGGAAGTCGCCGAGCGCCGGGTTACACGCCTTCCACGTCCGCTCGCTCGTCCAGTCGGCCCCGTCCGGCGCTTCGTAGATGATCGGGAGGAACGTCGGATCGAGGCTGTGATTCTCTTTCACCTTCCGGGCGTGGGCGTAGAGTTCCCAGAGAATCGAGTGCCGGTCGTAGCCGGCGGTCGAGATGGACATCATGAGCGGCTGCAGTCGGCCGCCAAAGCTCGTCGCCAGCACGTCATAGAGCAGGCGATTCGGGGCACAGTGCAGCTCGTCGTAAATCACCATCGAGGCGTTGAACCCGTGCTTGCTGTAGGCTTCCGCGCTGATGGCCTTGCAGAAACTCCCGCTCCGGCGATGCACGATCCGCTTCTGGGATTCGATGATCTCGACCTGGGCCTCGAGCTCCGGGTCGTTCCGAATCATCGCCACCATCGCCCCGTAGACCTTGCCGGCCTGATCCCGGTCGGCCGCGGCCAGGTAAATCTCGGCTCCGGTGGCGCCGTCAAAGAGCAGTCCGTAGATGGCAATCGCCGCGGCCAGCTCGGTCTTCCCGTTCTTCCGCGGCAGCATCAGCAGGCACGTCCGATACTGCCGCAGCCCATCCGCCCGCGTCGAGAACAGCGGCCGGATGATGTCGCGCTCCTGCCAGCGCCGGAGCGCGAACGGCTGCCCGTTGAAGTCCCCGGTATGCGTCAGCCGGTTGATCACGTCCACCGCCCGATCGCTGCCGGCGTTCCGCTTCACTTGATGCCCGCCCACTTCGACACCGGCTCATCCGGTTTCTTCGGCACCGCAATCCGCGCCCGCGCCACCGGCGTCAACCCGAACAGCTCGTAGTACGGTCGCAGCGCCGTCGCCGTCTCCCGCTCAAGCTTGATCGCCGCGTGGATCTTCACCACGTCCGCCCCGTTGAAGTCCTGGCTCACCACGAAGGGTGCAAACCCCTCCGCGTCCTTTTGGGCACTCGCCTGCTCGACCGTGGCTTGCAGCTCGCACAGGGTCGCGAACGGCTTCAGATCCGCCACTGTCAGGGTGCCCATCGCCAGGCAGACCGGGGCCAACGCGTCCCAGACCCCCCCCGCAAGCCGCGACAACCCCGCCGGCTTCGTAATGTCTCCCGCCGGTGGGACTGGCTCATTTTTGTTGAGCTTTTTCTTGCTGGGGTTCCCGCGGAGCATCGTCAGTTTCGTCGGTTGCGGACGCCGGCCGGAGTTCTCATAACCCATGATCTTTCCCCGAAAAATTGCGGAACGGACGGAGTTGTCTTC